GCGTGGGTTACGAGCCGGCCAACCTCGCAGCCGGCCCGGGGCTGTTCGTCGAGCGCGCGAGCACCAACTATGCGCTGCAGTCCTCCGACTTCACGGCCGCCGCCTGGACGAAGATTGCGGTCACGGTCACGCCGGGCACCGACATCGCGCCCGACGGCACGCTGGGCATGAGCACGCTGACCGGCACGGCCGCGACAACGTCCTACGTCCAGCAGGCCATCAACGGGCTGGCGGCCGGCTCTCCCTACACGGCGTCAGTGTTCCTACGCCAGGGCTCCGCTGCCTCGAACGTGGTGCGCCTCTACGACCCCTCCGTTTCGGTGTTCCAGGCGGGCGTCGTCGTCAACTGGATCGGCGGCGCGCCCGTGCTCACCTCGGCCACGGGGTGGACCGTGGCGCCAGTCATGAAGCCCACGGCGCAGCCAGGCCTTTACCGCCTGGAGGGCGGCGTGAACACGGGAGCCCTGACCGGGCTCGCCTTCCTCATTTACCCGTCGGCGAGCAACGCCGCGGAAAGCGTGAAGGCCTGGGGCGTGGACCTGGAGCCGGGAACCTCGGCGACCTCGTACATCCCGACGACCGCGGCGGCGGCGACGCGCGGCGCCGAACTCATCGGCTTCAGCGACTACAGCTACACGCAGCAGGGCGTGGTGACGCTCGACAGGCAGCCCGTCTACCTGTCGGCGCCCGCGGCCTTCGGCACCGGCGACGGCGTCAAGACCTCGTTCCCTGTCGCGCCGCCGCCGGGCACTCTCGCCGCAGCTGGCGACGTCGCGGCCGTCTACCGGAACGACTGGCAGGGCGCACAGCTGCTCTACACGACGCCGCGCACGAACACGGCGCGCAGCTCGCAGAGCATCGACAACGCCATCTGGACGAAGTCCGGGACCACGGTCTCCGCCGACGTGCTGCTTGCGCCCGACGCCAGCCTCACAGCTGACAAGGCCGTGGAGGACGGCACGACCGCCGTGCACGGCGTGTTCGAGACGGTGCACGTGAGCAGCCCGAACTACGTCGCCGGGAACGTCTACACCTCCTCGATCTTCGCCAGGGCCGGCGAGCGGCAGGCGGTCCAGATCAACGTGGCCGGCTACACGGAAGCGAACTTCAACCTGCTGACGGGCGCCATCACCAGCGTGACCACGGGCAACGCGAACTTCGTGAACTACAGCGCCGCGATGCAGGACATGGGCAACGGCTGGTACAGGTGCTCGGTCACGCGCCTCTGCATCCTCGGCATCGCGACGACCAGCATGCGCTTCTACCTCCTGCCGACGGCGACCTACTCGGCGATCACGGCGCCGTCTTACGCGGGGGACGGAGCGAGCGGTCTCTACCTCTGGGGCGCGCAGTACGAGCATGGCCTGCTGTCGTCCTACATCGCCACCGGGTCGAACGCCGTGACGGTCACCGACTACGCGGTCGACGGCGCGGGGAACGCTGTCCTCGCGGCGGCCCCGGCGCTGAACGCGCGCCTCACTTGGCTCGGCCGCTACACGCTCCCGGCGCCGCCGCCCGGCGCGGTGCTCAGCTGGACCGGAAGCTACGTGCTCAACACGATCACACCCGGCGGCGACCTGCAGACCGGCGACGACCTGATCACTGCGGTGCTTATCAGCCTCTTCACCGACCGCATCGCCAACGAAGACGATGAGATCCCCGACGGCACCGACGACCCGCGCGGCTGGTGGGCAGATGCCGGCGAGCGCTATCCGATCGGTTCGCGGCTGTGGCTGCTGTCGCGCGAGAAGCAGACGAATGACACCGCCATGCGCGCGCGGGACTACATCGTCGAGTCGCTGCAGTGGCTGATTGATGACGGCGTGGTGGCGCGGTTCGACGTAGACGTGGCGTGGGTGGCGCCCAGCAGCCTCGGCGCCCAGGTCGTTGCCAACCGAGTCGACGGCACCACCGTCGCAATGAACTTCGCCTCTGTCTGGCAAGGAATCAACTGATGCCGTTCTCTCGACCAAAGCTGAGCGACCTGAAGAACCTGGTTGCGCGCGACATCGAGTCGTCGCTGCCGGGCTCCGACGCGCTGCTGCGCTTCTCCAACATCGGCGCGACGGGCAAGGCCCAGGCCAACCTTGCGCACCTGCATTACGGCTACCTCGACTGGATCGCCAAGATGGCGGTACCGTGGACGGCCGAGGATGAATTCCTTGAGGCCTGGGCCGGTCTGAAGGGCGTCATCCGCAAGGCCACGGGCCAGGCGGTGGGCAGCGCCTCATTCCCCGGGGTCACCGGCTACGTGCTGCCCGGCGGCACCTCGCTCGTTCGTGGCGACGGGCAGACCTACACCACCAACGCGGACGGCACGGTCGACGGCACCGGCTTCGTGACGGTGGCTGCCACGGCCGTCGCGGATCCGGCCGGGCTGGTCGGCGCGGCCGGGAACTGCGCCGCGGGCGTGGCGCTGACGCTCGGCTCGGCCGTCACAGGCATCCAGTCGGGCGGCGTGGCCGCCACCGCCTTCACAGGCGGCGCCGACATCGAAAAAGACGACAGCCTGCGCACGCGCATGCTGGCTGCGTTCCAGAAGCCGCCGCAGGGCGGCAGCATGGACGACTACGTGCGCTGGGCCACTGCCGTCGCCGGGGTCACACGCGCATGGTGCAAGCCGCGCGGCTTCGGCGATGGGACCGTGGTCGTCTACACGATGTTCGACCAGGCCGAAGCGGCATTCGGCGGATTCCCGCAAGGCACCAACGGTACGGCGACCGGCGAGGACCGCGCCGCGCACGCCACGGGCGACCAGCTCGCGGTCGCGAACGCGATTTTTCCGCTGCAGCCTGTGACCGCGCTGGTGTATTCGGTCGCGCCGGTCGCGCTCCCGGTGAACTTCACGATCACCGGGCTCACCACCGCCAGCCTTGCCACGCGCGCGCTGATCGCGGCCGCCATCGACGGCGTGTTCTTCCTGGAGGGCACCGCCACTGGTGGCACCGTGGCGCTGTCGCTCATCGAATCGGCCATTGCGGCGATTTCCGGCACCAAGGGCTACGTGATCACCGTGCCGGCCGGCAACATCGCAACCCCGCTCGGCTCGCTCCCGGTGCGCGGGACCATCACCTATCCCTGACCATGAGCGCACCTCAATACAGCGCCGCAGACTACCTGGCGGCGCTTCAGTCGCTGATGCCGCGTGGCCGCATCTGGCCGCGCGACGGCGATGCGACAATGACCAAGCTGCTGGCCGGACTTACGCCGGTCTATGAGCGCCAGAACGCGCGTTCGAATCAGCTGCTCGTCGATGCTTTCCCATCTTCGACGCTCGAGCTGCTGCCGGAATGGGAGGAAACGCTCGGCCTGCCGGATCCGTGCGCAGGCCTTGCGCCGACCATCGCAGCGCGGCGCGCGCAGGTGGTGGCGCGGCTCATCGCGGTTGGCGGCCAGTCCGCCCCGTACTACATCGCCTATGCGCTCGCGCTGGGCTACGTCATCACGATCAAGAACTTCTTGCCGGCGCGCGCCGGAATGCTGCGCGCGGGCGACCCGCTGCGAGGTCCAGCCTGGGCCCACGCGTGGCAGGTGAACGCGCCGCTGAACACCGTGCAGCGCATGCAGGCTGGCACCGGGCGCGCCGGCGACGCGCTGGCCACGTGGGGCAACGCCGTGCTCGAGTGCGCGCTGCGCGAGGTGATGCCGGCGCACACCGTCCTGATCTTCTCGTACACGTGACGGCCGCGTCACGCCCATCACCAGCCCGCTCCGCAGCGGGCTTTTTTTCGTCTGCGCTTTGAAGGAATCCCATGTTCGCAATCGATGACCCCACCGCGGTAGCAGTGCTGCCGACCCCAGAGGCGGCCGGCACGCCCGGCTTCTTCACCGAGGGCAATCCGGCGCTCGGCCAAGCCGCGACCTACGTGCGCGCCTCCTGGCTCAACGGCATGCAGCAAGAGCTGCTCAACATCCTCACCGCAGCCGGCGTCACGCCGAGCAAGACGACCTTCAACCAGCTGCTCGCCGCGCTGAACACGTTGTATGGCCGAGGGCGCTTGCTGCGCACGACGATCTATGCGCGCGTTGCCGGAGTGGTGAGCAAGTCGGTCGACGGCGGCGCGTTCGTGGCCACAGGCGGGGCCCCGTGGACGCCCGTGGCTGGCATGAGCTTCCTGATTGCAGAAGCGCAGGGCGGCGGCAATGCTGGCGCTGGCGCCTCGCTTCCGACCACCGGCAATATCAGCATGGGCTCCCCCGGGGGCGCTGGCGCGTACGGCAAGAGTTTGTTCAGCGCGGCAACTGCCGGAGCGAGTCAAACCATCACCGTGGGCGCGGCCGGTGCACCAGTCGTTGGTGCTGCGGGCGGCGTCGGCAACTCCTCGTCCTTCGGCGCGCTGCTGTCTGCGCCTGGAGGCTTGGGCAGCGGCGTCTTGAACAACTTCACCTCTTCCACCAATGCCAACGGCAATTCGAGCCTGACCGCGGCGCCCACGGGCGCCAACCTCGTTTCCGTTCGGGGCGGCTGCGCAGGCATCTCGCTCGTGGTCAATACCGGGATCACCACCGGGATCTTGGGCGGGCCGGGCGGCGCCTCGATGTTCGGCACGGGCGGCGTTGGCGTGGCAGCCAACACGACAGGGTCGGCGGCATCGGGCAACTGGGGATCGGGCGGCGGCGGCGTTGCCATCGCACCCGCAGCAGGTACCGCAGTACCCGGCGGCGCCGCAACCGATGGTGCAGTCATTGT